TTAACAATATCAGCGTTCTTTCTCTTAGCTGCAGCCCAGTCACTGCCCCATGAACCGTCGCCCATCTCTTTGATACCTAAATCTTGTTTAACAACAGTTTCTATCCAGTTGTTAACTTGATCGATAGTGTCGATTACAATAGTATCATAAGGATATTCGTCCCAGTTCTTCATTAAATCAGCAAGTATTTCTGCTAATGAATAAACGTGCATCTGTTGACCTTTATTTGGGCCACCTCTGTAATAATATCCACGTTCATCTGTTGGCACAAGTTCGATTACTTCTGCGCCATTTTTTGTTACGGCTACACCGTCTTTCATTTGTGTTCTAGTTGGTGGGTTTAATCCACAACAAGTAACAACATTTGCCTTGTCTACAAAATCAGCGCCTAAGTCTGTATCTATGACAAGTACACCGTCTGATCCTTTATCTGACCAGTTGCTTGCTTGTGTTGTTTTACCTGTTTTAGGTTGGCCTATAAAATACCATGTGATACCACCTGGTAAAGTATCTGACCAATCTGTTTTTATTGTATTTACTTGTAGCATATGCCTCCTAATTTTAGAGACACCTATCCCACTATAAGAGTTGTGGATAGGTAAGTAGTAGGACAGATGTCTCTGCGTTTGTTGCAGACGTAGTTAAATACGCTGTTCCGTATGCTGAAACTACGCTGCTTCGATTATATTAACTTTCTGAGGTTTTACGAGATGTTCTCTACGTAAACTCACAGGACCTAACGACCCCCAAATGTACGCATAGTACAATCTATTTTGCAAGACATTAAATGCCTGAGCAAGGCCATATGAGGCTGCTAGACTGCCACAAAATATCGTGTGTTTTGCTGTACAGGGGTCATCAGGAATTGAGGAGCTTGGTGCATATGAATCCATGAAATAATCGGACTCTCTGGTCACAGTTATTATCTCAAAACCCAATGCACCCATTCTCATGTCAATGAGAAATTCTCTATTTGGATTTTCTTTCCATTGTTTATACACTTCTAGTCTACATTCCATATTATCTGGAGTTAAAAATACCTTATTTGCTAAAGGATTACCTTTTTGCCAATAGTGAGATATAGGTTTAACATTTATTTTACTATTTAGACTAAGTAGTGTATCGAATGCTGCTTTTACTTTTTGTGTATTTAAGAACTTTTCTGGCCATGATGTTGTGGATAAGTTGTGTTCCTCTAACGTATCTGGATCCCAGACTGTTATTTTCTTAAATCCCATAATAGCAGCATTTTGTAGTAATGCGGAGCCGATACCACCAGCTCCTATTACTGTTATTTCATCTAATCTTGATTGATTAATGAGGTCTTTGTTACGTAGGTAGCGGTCTGCCATATTCATCTACTCCTATTTTCTTTAGTTTAGCGTTTAATGCTCTTTTCTTGATTCTTCCTCTTTCATAGTCAAGCATAATAGCATCATACTCAGCAAATTGAGTGTATGTTGGTGGTTTATACCCGTTATATGACGCAAAATCAAGTTCGTCTTCATATCTATCTGCATACGATTCTGTTTGCGTTTTATAAAGCGGTGTATTTTTGCTTCTTTCTAAGTTGAACAAACTTGGTTGGTAGTTTCCAGTATTAACTATATTTGTTCTGTTTTGCGGTTGTTTGCTCTTTCTTTTCTTAATAGTAGCAGCTTGCTTTTTCCATTCGGCATTTTCTATTTCTGTACTTTCTATCTCTATATCATCAATAATTGTGATGTGTATTTGACCAAATTGATCTGGATAGCTTGTACCAAAGTATAGCTCTTTGCCTGGTTTACTAGATACTACAAGTGAGTAATAAAACATACCTTCATTTGCACCATCTATCATCTGCTGATTATCTGTTCCACTAAAGAATGAGCCCATACTATGATGAGAGTGTATGTTGCCTTGTACCCAAGTTTTACCTATCTCAGGAAACTCTTGTCTTAATGGCTTATATATTTTAATTAGTTCCTTGCCGTCCCAATCTGTTTCTGAAGCCGTGCCAAGATGTAATGGATGCCAATATTCTAATGTTATAATAGATGGAAATCCATTTTCATCAGTTATTTGTGAATACCATGCTGGACCAGACCATTCTAAACTTGGGAATTGTTTAAGAAAATAATGTACCTTGGACATCATCGACTCCCTGATGATTAACTTTGGTTCTGTTGAGTTCATTTATGAACCTCCTTTTATCTTTTTCTAATTGACTTAATGCAAGCGTATACGCATTTTTCTTTATTATAGAGTATTGTTCTTCTATTTCTGAATACACTACATCGTTTTTTACCGATTTTAAATATGCTGACGCTTTTGCTGATTCTGGTGATCTTTTTCTTAGTAATATCATGAAGTTTGCTAGTTTTCTACCTGCAGGCCATAGGTCGTCAACAAATTCTGTTACGTTAGTCCTGCCGTTTGCGTATTTTTGTGTTTTTTCATGTAATTCTAAGACCATGTTTCTATCTTCAGCTGGTAATGATACTGTATACCTACTATTTACCTCATATCTAAATCTATGATGCCTACAATTGTATATATCATTGGCCATTTTTCTTAGATATACTAGTTTTTCTGGAGTTAAATCACCGTTATACTGTGCTTGAAGTGATACTAAGAATATTCTTACAAACTCAAATGCTTGATATATTGTAAGTTCTCCTAATTTCATTGCTACATACACATAACCAAGCAATTTATTTGCACACGGGTTAGCATGTCTGTCAAATCCTGTATAAACAGAATATGGATTTACTCCAAAATATGGGTATTCAGTTTTCATTAGATACGTACGTATATGTCGTCTTGTTTGACCTGATACTTCTATAGTGTCCCATGCTGTCATATTTTTAGGAAAGTTCCATCTTTGTGGATCTTTTGCTATACCATATATATCTAGCGGGTTATTTTCATCTGTCTCTTCAGTATGAAACATTTCGTGTATTTCATCTTGTGTATGTAACTGTGGACACATTTCTATCTTTTTATACTCAGTACCTCTTGTATATGTAGATCTACCATTGTAAGCCTGTAGATACGCTTTCATTATTGAGAAGAATTGTACAAAGTTATTGTCAGCAAATGCTGTTTGTAAATCTCCTTGAAATGAGCCTAAGCACGGTACACCTCCTGATAAATGAGGATGTTCCGCATGCCATATGTATGTTTCGTCTAAATCGTCAATAATGCTGAAAAATTTATAAGTTGGTGCACTATTTACTATTTTAACGTAAAGCCAGTAGTCTCCCATATGGAGGTGTGGCCTATATTTGCATACAATATCTTTAAAACATACTAGAACAGCTTCTTCTTGAATTTCTTGGCTTCCGCCTGTATCTTCATTAAATACTGCAAAGGATATTTGCTCTGTTCTTGTTGTATACTTTTTAGAAAGATATTTAGCTTGATTCTCTAGACTTAGCTCAGGTGTTTTTTCTGGCAAATTATTGTGCCATTCTAATAATAAATCAAGTAATTGATTCATAATTACCTCCTGGTTAGGAGTAGGGGATATAGTGGTATAATATCGTTAGTATAGTCATCCATACCCCCGTACTCTAATTAAAGCCGACCGATTTGATTATCTGCCTGACTTGTTTTTCGCTTTCATGATAACAATAGTATCACCTTCTTGCAAATTCATTGCTGCTGTGCATCTTCTTTCTTCACCGTCATCACCTGTAACCTCAATGATTGCTTCGCCTTGATCAACACCGTATTCTCTTAATACGTCTGCTAATTTTGCGAATTGACCCGATTCAAATGTACCGCCTCTTGTGTAAGATGATACTTCTACGTTTACTCCGTTATTTGCTGGCATAAGTGCCTCCTTGTTTGTTTATGGGTTTAAATGGTTCTAAGCATTGTGGGCAAAATTCCCACATATCCATAGTTCCATCTTTTTTGTGTTGATATAGAATGTCTTTTTCGCAACATTCTGTGACTTGATAGTCCATTGGACCTCCTATCTAAATGTTGGCATACTTTAGTTTGACATAGATGGTTAATCCATCAGACGCCACTGCAGTGCTTTATCCGCCTCTTCTGTTAGGTATGCCAGCCAGATTTATGAGAGTCGTGCTAATCCGCCACGTATGATTAGTTTTATTGTATGGCTGTCAGTCTTTCTCGACTAGTAGTTTTCTATTGGTATTGATTGACACATCTACTACTACGATGTTCAGGTGAGCAATTAAGTACTCTACACCATACAAGGCTTATATCTTGACTCTCATTTAAAAGAAATATTTAACTATGTAATACCATATTGTTGCCCCTGTTAAGAATATTGTTAGGTATATAACCCAATTTGGTATATTCATTAAAAAATCCATCGTTTTCTCCTTTACGTTTATATTTATATATAATAAAAGTAATAGAGAGGCTTGACCCTCGTTAGTAGTGGTTTACACACTTAGCAGCTGACGACTACTCGCCTGTCAATATCCTCTCTATAATAGTAGAAGGAGATAGTGCTTTAAATAGTGCCTATCTATCTTTTAGTCTCGAGACCAGCGACCTTCTACTGTGTTTAATTATTTGGGCCTACAATCGTCGCTATAATTGTAAGCCCTGGGTATATACGGGGGTATTACCCGTTTGGTCGGCAAACCTTGAGTGGTTGCCTTATAGTAGCGACATTAGTAATTACGGATATGTCTTGATTTGAGTGCATCATTAAGTATTAATATGCTTACGAAGATATGATCACGTTCTTGACCATTTTCATCGTAATGTTTTTCTTCATCTTCGTACGTATAGGCTACTACATTCTCTAGAGCCTTTATTTGCTTTTTGTTTAATTGCACATCATTCTCCTTAGTTACTGTACCATATTGCATATAGTTGTTTTTTACTCATTTTTGCGTGTTTCGTTTTCTTCGACGGCCAACGCGTATTCGCCCATTGTTCAAGTTGATACCTGAACTTGTAAGGGCAGTATTTGCTTGTTCTCCACATAACTTGCCCTCCATGTAGGCGTTGTATGAGTCCTCTTCTTTGCCAGGTTTTAATTGATATGTTTCTTTACCTGACTTGAAGTCTTCCCATTGTTTACGTTTTATTGTTTGTTCTAGGCAGTATTCATAAAATGCCTCTTCTTGTGCGCTATGCTGTTCTTCTTGTTTCCAATCAGACCATAGTGATTTAAGTTTACCCATATGTACCTCTGGTTTATTTTAATTAAGAAATCTTGGCCAGTTTAGAGTCGCGTGGCCATTGACTGTTAGATTAATATCTGTGGGGATTGATGATTAGTTTTCGGAGTGTTTTAGACCTTTTGCGTAAAGTCCTTATTACTATTACTTGCAGATAGAATGCTGTGAGATACAGAGGGATTCCTATTGCTACGTAAAGCATACTCCAAAGTATGTTGGTAGGTAAAAGTATTATCCATAATGCTATGGTTGATGAAAGCATAAACAGTTTAATTAGTGGCTGTACCATTGATAGCCTCCTTTGCTGTGTCTTTTGCCATCATCATAGATTTTGGCTGTTTTAAGGCATTATTTATCGGTATTGATGTGATAGTACCAATACTGTTAAGATAGTGCTTAAATTCTATTGTTTTGCCTAAATATTGTATGTTTGCCATGACCAATACTCCTTATGTTATTTTATATTATGTATACTAAAAGACTATAGATTGACGCTCTATTGTCCTGGGACTTAAAAAGGGTAGACGTTAGTCCACCCCTTTCACGGCTTTAGCCGAAGTTCAGATTGCTACGGAACTTTGGACGCATTGGTTCATACTTTACCCCAATAGTTAGAAGAGTTGTATCATCTTCAAGGGTTTTCTCCAATGGTTTAGGGAACTGGAATTTCTTCTCGTATTTCACACCCTCTTCAACCCA